GCATACAAAGAAACTGCAGAACTAAAGAAAAAATTTAATACATTTAAAAAATGAAAACTATATTATTAATGTTGATACTATCACACATAACCAGTTTTATCTCTGGTGCTTTAATTGTTATAATAATAAAAAGATATTTTGAAAAGTAAAAAGAGAACATTAAATGAATACAGACAAACTAAGGACTCTTACTATCGCAGTAAAGATTCTCCTATTGAGTACAACATTGCTTTGTTGTGTAGAATATATCCTAATAATTCAGAGCTTGGAGCAATAATAAGAAAACATTTTCAAAAGATATGAGTTTAAATTCAAATCAGAAAGGCAAACGTTTTGAATTGCGAATCGCAAAAGATTTAGCTAAAAAGTTTGATACTAATATAAGAAGAACACCAAACTCTGGTGGCCTCAGCATTAAAGGAGACATTTTAACTACAAGTGGTATACTATCTGAATACAGTTGGGAGTGTAAGAACCAAGAGAAACTTAATATCTGGAAAGCATTAGAACAAAGTAAAGGAGATGCAAGAGGTACACTAAAAACACCAGTAGTTGTATTCACGAAAAACTTTGAAGATGATTACATTGCTTTAAAATACGATGATTTTGTAAATATACTTCTTGAATTAGATGAGTACAGAAGTAAATAATATATTGCACATCTTGGTAAGAGATGAAAAAACTTGGCTTAGTATGGCCGAAGAAATAAGCAGCAATAGTAAAATACCAGCAAAAGACTTATTACACGACTTTTACATAGCTTTACATAGCAAAATAGATAGTAAAAAAGTAAAAATTAACGATATTCTATATAACGATTCTTTAAATAAAGCGTTTATATATAAGATGATGCACAATATTTTTATTGATACAATAAGAGTTGATAAAGATTTACTAATAGATAAAGACCTAAAAAACATTATAGAAGCAGACAATACAAAGTATGTAGACATAGAAAAAGTAGTAGATGATATAGTAAATGAATTCTACTGGTTTGATAGAAAGTTGTTTAACTTATACAGAAAGAAATTTCACAGTATAAGAAAACTATCTGCAGCAACTAATATATCACACGTTGTAGTATGGAGAACAATAAACAATTGTATTAAAGAAATTAAAAAAAAAATTAATGAAGACTGAATACTTAATTAAAAAAATAGGTAATGAGGTTATAGATTTACTATTAGAAAAAAATGCTGCATACGGAGATACTGCAAACAATCCATCAAATGTATTTAGCAAGTTAGATTCTACTGAAGCAATAAAAGTTAGAATAGATGATAAATTAGCAAGGATAAAAAACAAAGGATTAAACGACAAGACAGAAGATACACTAAGTGATTTAATAGGTTACTTAGTATTATTAAAAATAGCATATATTAAAAATGAAAAGTAAAGGTTTAGGCGATACAGTAGAAAAGATAACAAAAGCTACAGGCATAAAACAAGCTACTGATTGGATATTTGACAAGTTAGGTAAAGATTGTGGATGCGACACAAGAAAAGAAAAACTTAATAAATTATTTCCTTATAAAAATATAGAATGTCTTAATGAAGATGAATATATGTACTTAAAAGGATTCTTTGCTTTAAATAAAAACGTAGTAAACGCAAAAGAACAAAGAGCATTATTAAATATACACAATAGAGTATTTAATACTAATAAAGAACAATCAAGCTGCGGTAGTTGTGTAAAAGATTTAGTTGATACTATTAAAAGATTATATAATGAATATGAATACGAAAGAGAAAGCAAAAGCAATTGAAAGAAAGTTAATAGTATTTTTAAATAAGTACAGAACAAATACAGAACAGAAAAATGAGCAAAGCAGATTTAATACCATTCAAAAAAGGACAGTCAGGAAATCCTAAAGGTAGACCAAAAGGCAGTAAGAACAGAAGCACAATTTTAAAAGAAATAGCAGAGCTTAGAACAAAAGGCATACATCCAGTTACTGGTGAAGAAGTATGGATGACTAATGAATATCGTATGGCTATGGCTGTTATAGAAAAGGTTATACAAAAAGGTGATGCACAAGGTTTGAATATGGTACTAGATAGTATCTATGGCAAGCAAAAAGATTCTGTTGATATACACACTTCAGAAGAAGTAAACCACGATTTTAGAAATATCATTGCACGGATTAAAGCTCAATAAAAAGTATTTAGTATTAGATGAATCATTTGCTAGGTACTTTATTGTAACTGGTGGCAGAGGTTCAGGTAAATCATTTGCTGTTAACTCAGTACTATTATTATTAACCTACCAAGCTGGACACACAATACTATTTACACGTTACACGCTAAGAGCAGCCAGCATTAGTATCATACCTGAGTTTATAGAAAAGTTAGAACTGCTTGGTGTTATTGACCAGTTTAAAATAACTAAAGATGAAATAATAAATACAGGTAATGGTAGCAAGATAATATTTCGTGGTATTAAAACAAGCTCAGGTGATCAGACAGCAAATCTAAAATCATTAACTGGTATTACTACTTGGGTAATGGATGAGGCAGAAGAATTAAATGATGAAGATATATTTGATAAGATTGATTTATCTGTAAGAAATAAAATACGAGAGAATAGAGTTATATTAATATTGAATCCAACAACCAAAGAACATTTCATTTATAAGCGTTGGTTTGAAGATAGAGGTGTTGCTGCTGGTAGTAATATAACTAAAGAAGATACTACCTATATACACACAACATACTTAGATAACTTAGACAACCTTTCAGAAAGCTATATTAAGCAGATTGAAACAATGAAGGTTAGAAGGCCAAACAGATACAAACATACAATAGAAGGTGCTTGGCTGGATAAAGCTGAAGGTGTTATATTTACTGATTGGAGCATAGGAGAATTTAAACAAGTAGGTAAAATTGTATTTGGCCAAGATTATGGTTTTAGCAATGATCCAAGCACATTAGTTAAAACAAGCATAGACAAAGAGAATAAAGTTATCTATATACAACTATGCTTCTATCAAACTAAGTTAACTACAAGTGAGATATTACAACTTAATAAAAAGTTTGCAGCAGATAATTTAATAGTTGGTGATTCAGCAGAACCAAGATTAATAACAGAACTAAGTAGAGATTGTAACGTTGTGCCAGCAATCAAAGGACAAGGTTCAATAACATTTGGTATTAGTTTACTACAAGATTATGATTTAGTAATAACAGAAGATAGCACAGAATTAATTAAAGAGTTAAATAACTATTGTTGGTTAGAAAAGAAATCACAAACACCAGTAGATAATTTTAACCACGCTATTGATGCGTTGAGGTATGCAGTTAGTTATCAATTACAGAATCCAAACTTAGGAGAATATCACATTTATTAAAAAAAATTACAGAGGTAGAATAAAAAAAATTAAAAAAAGTTGTAAAATAATTTGTTAATTAAATAATTATATTTATATTTACATTGTAATTAAGAAAAACAAAATGTACACATTAAACTTAAATAAAAAATATAAAGGTTATTATCATAAAAGATTTAACGATATACAAATAATAGTAGAAAAAAATTATTTTTCGGGTGGTTGGCAAGGTGTTATTCAGAAGTACACACATACTGCAAAAGATGTTGAGGGAACTAAAGTAGAAATGTTTGATAATTTAACTGAAGCTTTTTATGGTGAAACAAAAAAAGAAGTTTCTTATAGCTTAACAAACTGGATTTTAAATAATCAAGATATAATTGAAGGGTAATGAACTGGAGAGATAAAATACTAAAGAAGTATAAGAAACATAAAAAGAGTTGTAAATGTTTTTTCTGCAAACTTTATAGCCACGCTTAAGCCACCCTTAAGCATTTAGATAAGATAAGAAAAGATAAGATATATAAGAGAAATTTTTATTATATTTAACTATAATTTAAAATAACTTTCTAAATACGTTTAGTTAAAGTCTTCATTTAAAATTTATGTTTTGGTTTAAAGTAGGTAGTCGGCACAAGAGCGTTACCTACTTTTTTTTATATTTGTATATAACGATTCAACAATTTAAACGTTTATATATAAATGAAGTTAACTATTAACATACCAGAAACACTTAATGAAGTTACTTTAAAGCAATATCAAAAATGGTTAAAGATTGCTGATGGTAAAGAACTGGATTCGTTTCTACAACAAAAGATGGTTGAGATATTTTGTAATATACCACTTAAGCAAGTATTACAAATAAAAGCTACTGATATAAATAACATCTGCGAAGAACTATCAAAGCTATTTAATACAGAACCTAAATTTATAGATAGGTTTACAATGAATAATAAAGAGTTTGGATTTATACCAAAGCTAGATGATATTTCATTTGGTGAATATGTTGATTTAGATACTTACCTTGCTGATTGGGAGCAAATGAATAAAGCTATTGGTGTTTTATATAGACCAATAACATATAAAAAGAAACAGCAGTATTTAATAGAAGAATATGAAAGTGCTGAAAAGTACGATATGACAGAAACCACTTTAGATGTTGTATTTGGTGCGCTTGTTTTTTTTTACAGTTTAAAGAACGAATTACAGAAAACTATCCTGAATTATTTAGCAACTCAGAAGGAGATAGAGCTGCCTCAGCATCTGCAGGATTCTCTGCTAAATGGGGCTGGTATCAATCTATCTACGGACTTACTAATGGAGACATTCTCAAATACAATGAAATTACCAAATCAAAACTACACACCTGTTTAATGCACTTAGCATTTGAAAAAGATAAATATGAATTAGAACAACAGATACTAAAAAGAAGCCAGCGATGACAAAAGAAGATATATTAGAAGAATTAACAGAACGTAATTTATTAGTTAAAAACGAACACATAATTTTAGTAGATGGCTTTGAAGAAGCATTTTTAGGTATCACAGCAAACAATCCAATACAAGCAATATATGATTATTGGATATGTTTAGATTTACTAATACAGCGTGATAATATGGATTTTGATAACGCTATTGATGACTTAGATGAATTTATTAATCAAGATTTAGGTGAACACACACCAAGATATATAAAAGTAGTATGAACAGTTTTTACAATATAATAGATAAAATAAAAGAAGTAATTGTTGCAGAACCATTTAACAATGAAATTACATTTGGTGATATAGCTGATATTGATTTAAAGAAACAGAGTTTGTTTCCGTTGTCACACGTAATGGTTAACAACAGTACAATAAACAACAATTATGTAACATTTAATATTACTATCTTCTTTATGGATTTAGTAGATATTAGCAATGAACAAGTAACAGATTTATATAGAGGCAACGACAACAGGCAAGATATATTAAACACTCAGTTAGCATTAGCTACAAGAGTTATTAGAGTTTTACAAAAGAGTGATTTATACAAAGATAAATTTGAATTGATTAATCCAGCTACTTGTGAACCATTTACTGAAAGGTTTGATAATATGCTTTGTGGCTGGGCTATTACTTTTGATTGTGGTACTAATGATGATATGACTTACTGTTAATGAGTGAATTTAGAAAGGCATTAGAGAAATACGCTAAGTACGTTATACAACAATCACGTAGTAATTTAACACGTAAAAAAAACAACGCTTCTAAGCAACTGTATAATAGTTTAGAGTATACAATTAAAGGTGATAAAGTTTCTTTTCTTAGTGAAGATTATGGGCAGTTTATAGATAAAGGTGTTAAAGGTTCTAAATCTACATATCCAGAAAGCTCTGCAAGTCCTTTTAAATATACTACTAAACAACCACCAAGCTCAGTATTTGATAAGTGGAGCATTAGAAAAGGTATTGCACCAAGAGATAAAAAAGGTAGGTTTGTAAATAGACAATCACTAAATTTTTTAATTGCAAGAAGTATTAAAAACAAAGGTATTAGAGCAACATTATTTTTTACTAAACCATTTGAACGTGGTTTAGATTTATACGGAGATGAAATAGTTGCTGGATTTTTAGAAGATAAATTAGATTTACAATGAGTACAATAATAAGAACAAGAAGCCCATATTTTATAAGAACACCACAAGAAACAGATGCTAACCTTAGTTACTTTCAAATTAATATAACTATTAAAGGTGGCGTTTTAGGTGTTGCTGGTTGTCCATCAAATTTAGGCACATACAGCTTACAGAAGAAACCATTAGGCACAGAGGATTCTGTAACTATAGAAATAAGCGAATTAGTAAACGATTTTATAGAACAAAAGTTTATTAATAACACGCCTACAACTGGATATAATGTTTCAGCAGATACACAATCAGTTTGGGTTACTGTTGTTACTTCAGCAAGAGAAAGTGATGGTACATTAATAGGTAGTGCAACAACTACTAATTATTTAGCTCAAGAAGGTTACAATGATTTTAAAGATGGTGTAAATTATATAACAGAACCTATTGCAATGATTAGTGGTTCTTACATACAGTATAACAAAGGAGACTATATTTATTTGCCTGTAAATGCTGAAAGGGTAAACAACGTTTATTTTAAAAATAATGGTTCTACTATTTCAACTTACGGTGTTTCAGATGATGGAGATGCAAACCAAAAAATAGATTATGCTTATTACTTAACTACATCACAAGAAATAGATGAAATACAAATTCAGTATGATGGAGATCCTACAACATCAATAACAGTAAAAGAAATTGAAGAATGTAAATATCCAGTTCACAAAATTGTTTTTTTAAATAGATGGGGAGCTTTTCAAGATTTGTACTTTTTTAAAAAGTCTACAGAAAGTTTAGAAAGCAGA